AGGTTGTCAGAGGAACATTGTATGTTGCTTTAGAAAGAGGAAAAAATCATGGAAAATATTTACAAAGAGGTTGATTTCGAAACCTATTGCGAAACCTGCGAGCATAAGGATTTAAAAGAAAATTTTGATCCTTGCAATGACTGTCTAGGGGAGCCTATGAATGCAAACTCGGAAAAACCTGTTTATTGGAAGGAGGCTGACAATGGTAGATAGCATTTTAATCGGTGTAGATTTTTCAAATAACGATGATATTGGCTGTTTGATTGTTGGGAGAAAAAGGATGAATCAGTCAGTAGAGATTATCAATGCGTTTCAGGGAAAAGAAGCCAAAGAACTTTACGAAAAATTGGTAACGCCGAAGAAAGGGGGTCTGAAATGAGCTTTCAATATGATCAATATTTAGATAGACATCGTGCCAATGTAAAAAGAGGATTTGACTGGCTTTCTGAAAATTTACCAGGGGTTGTTGATACAACTATCACGGCTGGATGGAATACAGAATTTGCTCATGATAAATCCAAGGATGACCCGGATGAGTATGATGCTTACGATGCTTATTTTTATGGAAATAATCGATCATATGAAGTCGTCCAGAATTATCAGAGGGCATGGCTACGCCATATTCACAGAAACCCACATCATTGGCAGTATTGCTGAGCAGTTCGAAGAGTGGGATCACGCCATGGATAACATTTACTTCGACGAGGAAACCGGTCAGCTTATGCAGTCGGTCACGGTTCATGGTGGAGATGTTATGCAGGTTCCATATGAAGAGGATACGGACGCGTAATTTACACCGCTCTTTATGAAAGGAGTGATTTTATGAATAAAAATCCATATTGGAATACCTTTTGGAGTAATAGGGATCAGGAATTCTATTGGAGCGGAACGAAACATGGGTTCGCTTTAGGAATCGGAACCACCTTACTCGCAATGTGGTATCTTAACACGGCGATTAAAATTTATAAAGATCGAACAGAAGAAAAGATTGAGTCCTAACAAGGGCTCTTTCTTTTCTTTACATATTTTCGAAAGAAGGTGAGAAGAATGTCGACGCATGATATGTACGATAAAGATATTCTGAAGCAGCTTACAAGAATGGCCAATTATCTCAAAGACTGTCGAACAAAAGGATGAATCGCTAGATAAGAATCATGTCGGAAAGATAATTGATATAACTATTGAAAATAGTCCGAAATGCAATGCGTGTGAATTTAAAAACCAATGTTTCTTTGCGTATCAGTGTTTAAGTAACGATTATGCATATTTCTAAAAAGTGGAGGAAAAGTGTATCATGATTAAATTAGAGCATGTGGTTCTGGCTAGTCCGGAGCAGATGGAGTTTATCATTGAAGGGATGCGGAACCCTATGAATTCGTGGGAGAAGAGTGATAGCGAAATTAAGTATGAGTCATGGCATGATATGTCAGGAGGCGAATATATTCTCGGGCATAACGATCGCTCTCTTATGCAGAGATTATCCAAAACTGGTACCGACCATAGAAAGTTTATGAGAATGATGCCAGTGTATGTGAGAATTACCGCACCTTTATATTGGTGGAAAGAATTTGATACTTACAAGGTTGGGGCAGTCGTTAATAGTTGTAGTACGATGCATAAAATCCAGGATAAAGAGTTTACACTGGAGGATTTCAGTTGTGAGCATCTTAATCGTATCGGAACAAGTACTTTATGGGAAATTATTGATATTTTAAATACGGCTAGAACTTTATATTTGGAAGGCGGCGAATATAGAGGTGAACATTATGATGTAAAAGACAAACAAGTTTGGTGGCAAATGATTCAGCTTCTCCCGAGCAGCTATAATCAGACTCGTAATGTCATGATGAATTACGAGGTGCTGGCAAATATTTATAAGAGCCGTCGAGGACATAAGCTTGATGAGTGGGTGGATTTCTGTCATTGGATAGAATCTTTGCCGTATTCTGAGATTATTATGTCTTCATCCGGTTTAGATCTCAATTCAATTAACGCCTTACAGGGAGCGGCTAGAAATAGTAGCAAAGGTTATATTTATAAAAGAAAAACGGAGGATTAAGCAGATGAACGGGATGGTCAAAGTAAAAGATATTTTGCCGCTTGTAAAGTGGAATGACGTTCGACTTGTGTTGGGCAAAGAGGACGAAATCTGTTTGCTCAGGAAAGACTTTATTGCCGAGACCCTTTCCGACAAGATTTTAGGAATGATGGTTACCGGAATTGAGAACGACGAGGCTATTTTGGACACTGTCAATATCTATGTGTTCGGTTATAAAAAGGAGGATTAAATTTATGAATTTTACAGTTATGCAGCTTATCATTATGTTTCTTATTGGCTATGTGTGCTTATATTCTTTAGTAGATCGTATCATGAAATGCATCGAACATTGTGCTACGGCAAAAGCATATTCCAAATTTAGAGAAGCTGGTGCAATGCCTACTATGCATGATGTTTCGCTTGGAATCTCAGAGGAGAAAAACGGTGAGAAAAGACTTAATTAAAAACAAAATCTATGGAATGATATTCATTGTACTTGGAGCGTTGACAGTCCCCATTGAATGGGACGTAACGTTCTTTTTATTTGCCTTGTTTTTGGCCATTGTGCTGTTTGTAGTAAGAGAAAACTGTATTATGGATTAAGGAGGCGGCTGTATTATGGGCCGAGCTGAAAGGAGAAGGGCACAGAAGAGTGAGGTAAAAGCCAAGACAGCTACATATAACCTCACTAGAGCTCAGTTGGATGCGTTAGTACGGGAGAGAATCGATTACGAATTAAAGAAAGCCAGGGAAGATGCAATAGCTGATGCTACTATTCTCATGCTGACTCTCCCTCTTGAAGTATTGATGGATTATTATTGGACAAAGTCCTATTACAAACGAATTCCAGAATTCACAGGACATGTTCTCGAATATTTTGAAAAATGGCAGAACGGAGAATTGGATATGGATGTTTTGAGAAAAGACCTTTGGGAATATGGTGGGGTCAGATTTGAGGAGGTAAAACCTAATTAGGGATTATGAGTAAGGAAGATAGAAAAAATGCAGAGGGTTACAATGATCCGACAGCTTATGAAGCGATTAAAAATGCTGAGCAGAACCAGGACAAAGATGACGCACGTTTTCATCAATTATTGAATCTGCTATTTCAGCTTTGTGAGATCGCCGATTTTCATATTGAGGGGCGGATTGTATTAAAGGACAAGAAGACGGGAAAGATTTGGAGGTGATCGCATGAAAATCTGTAAAGTGAGACCAGATCGTTCAACATGTTCTGCTTGCGTTGCAACTCAGGAAATGTTTAATGCGATTGACGATTGCAGTAGATGTAAAGCAAATGCCGATACATACGAATTGTTACAAATCGGAACCGGTTTTTGGAGCGGCGATTATGCCATGGTTCAAAAAGATGGAATTATTACCAAGGTATCATTAAGTCGAGTTTATGATGTAAAGGAGATATGATTATGACAGTAGAAGAGTTACAGAAAGCATGTGCAGCATTATCTGAAGCTTGGGTTAAGGCTATGGAACCACTGAAAAAATTGGCGGAGGCGTTGAATTCTGTTTCAGGACAAATCGAGCAGAGTGAAGAGAAAGGGAAAATTCATATCGTTTGGAAGTGTAAATCCCACAGACATTTGCCGGATTCTACGATATCTACGTACACTTATAAGCCAGTCGGAAGACGAAATTTACCATATCAGAGGAGGAATTTCTGACTGGTTTCAGCTAATTTAGGTTAAAAATCTTTGTAGTAGCTGGTCACTTTTGGGTTTTAGGATTTGACCAGAACCCGGATATTTTTGACCAGAGCTGAAAAATTGGTGTAGATTTTGATAAAATTTATGAATTTTGGTCAAATTTCTGGCCATTTGCCCGGTTTTGCCCACTTTTAAAAACCCGGATTTGACCAGTAAAAACCCAGTATTTATGCGGGTTTGCGGGCTTTCTGCCCACTTTCCCACTTTTAATACAAAACTATTATGATAGAAAGTTTAAATATATATAGTAATTAGCGAATAAAAGCGGGTTTTTGACCAGAAGCAAGAAAGAGGTGATATTCACGAATATAAAGCGTAAAGTTACATGGAAAGATATTTTCAACAATTTCAAAGCGGTGTATCCTAGATTATCGAAAGATGCTAAGGATTATCGTCCGTATAATTATATGAGTATCGTGGTATACTTGGCGGATGGCACGAAGATGATCTACGATGACATGGCTAAAAGAGCAAAAATGATTGCTGCATAGAGCTACACACCGTAACAATTTGCTTTCCATTTAGGTTGCTTCATGCTATACTATAGGAGCCACACAATCTAATATTTGAAATCGCGTTCGAGGGAATAACTTTGGTAAAAAGTGTATTCTCTTTTACTCGTACCCTTGAACGGCGAAGAGATTGTGTGGCAACAATGGGAGATGCACTTTTTCGGTGCGTCTCTGAAAATTGGGGCGCACTTTTTATTTGCCCTAAATTCATGCATGAGTATGGAAGGGGTAATTATATGGGAGCTAAATCAAACAAAAATATTTCAGGAGTTATAGGAGCAATCGGAGCAGTTGGTGGATTGATCACGGCTATTACGCCCTTAGTTGAAAAAGCCATAGACAATGCTCAAAACAATTCGGTGGAAAAGAAAGATGCTAAAGTTGATATTCCTGAATTGTATCGAAAAGGTTTTCCAATAGATCTGGAACAAGCAGAAGAGTTATTGACGGAACGAGGATTAAAAGTTTCTAAAAGCAAGATTAGGATGAGCGAGGCTGATCCTAAATACCGCCATTGTGAAGATACCCAGGTTATAGATTCGAATCCAAAGCAGGGTGTTAGGGTAAAAGTTGGAACAACTGTTTGTTTGAGATACATAACTGCGGAAGTTATTGAAGAAAGTCAAAAGATATTTGATGACAGTATTCGTATTAAGCAAGAAGCTAAGGAACAAAAAGCCATAGAAAAACAGGAAAAGAAGGAACGCTTGAAAGAGGGCGTTTCAGAAACCGTAAATTCTGCTAAGAGTGAAATTGGAAAGATATTTAAGAAAGAACGAAAGAATGCAGAAATTGAGAAAGGAGAAGAAACAGATGAGTAAAGGCGGAAAGAAAAAACGTAGTACAGCCGGTTTGATTCTTGATGTCATTTTGACATTATGCACAGGGGGACTGTGGCTGATTTGGATATTGATCCGATATTTGAGAAACAACAGCTGATAACTACATATTTTGACAGAGATGCTTAATCGTGTCTCTGTCTTTTTTTATGCTCTTTTTTGCACGCGAAAAAAACATTCCCTTTTATGAAGAGAGAGGATAAATAGGCATTTTATTAAATGTCGCATTCTCTTTTGCATTTTATAAAAATTAAAGGGAGGTTCTATTTATGTTGGAAAATAAGTTCCAGGCAAATCTGATTAAAGAACTGAAAGCAAGGTTTCCAGGTTGTATTGTTATGAAAAACGACCCGACTTATATTCAGGGAATTCCAGATTTACTTGTTCTTCATAAAGATAAATGGGCTTCCTTAGAATGTAAAAAAAGTGCGAATGCAAAGAAGCAGCCGAATCAAGAATATTATGTGGATCGTATGAATCAGATGTCATTTTCAAGATTCATATGTCCGGAAAATAAAGAGGAGGTAATGGATGAACTTCAACAATCATTCGAACCTTGAAGGACAACACGCCTTTCTTGGTGCCAGTAAATTTCACTGGATAAATTATAGCGAAGATAAAGTTGCAGACGCATATAGAAATTTTCTTGCCACTCAAAAAGGAACCATGCTTCATGCGTTTGCCGCACAATGCATAACACTTGGACAGAAACTTCCGAAATCTCAGAAAACATTAAACATGTATGTGAATGATGCAATCGGGTTTAAAATGACACCGGAACAGATTCTGTATTATTCAGATAATTGTTTTGGAACAGCCGATGCTATTTTGTTTCGGAATAACTTTTTAAGAATTCATGATTTAAAGACTGGAAAAATCCCAGCACATATGGAGCAGCTTGAAATCTATGCGGCTCTTTTCTGTTTGGAGTATAGAGTTAAGCCTGGAGATATTGAAATGGAATTGAGAATTTATCAGAATAATGAAATTCTCTATCACAATCCAACGGCAGAAGATATTGCTCCAATTATGGATAGCATTATTACTTTCGACAAAGTAATCAAAAAAATCAAAGAACAGGAGGGGTAATCGATGAATCCTATTGTGGAAGATATTTTAATGCATTATGGTATGCCACGACGTTCTGGACGTTACCCTTATGGTTCTGGAGAAAATCCATATCAGCATAGCGGTGACTTTCTGAGCAGAGTTCAGGAATTAAAAAAATCCGGAATGAGCGAAATAGACATCGCAAAAAATATGGGTTTAACAACCACACAGCTTCGAACCCAGATGAGCCTTGCTAAAGATGAACGAAGAGCACTTCAGGTTGCCACCGCAAAGGGGCTTCGCGAAAAAGGTTATAGTTTAAATGAAATAGCAGCTAAGATGGGATTCTCAAACGACTCTTCTGTTCGCTCATTGCTTAATGAGTCTTCGGAAACAAGAATGAATCAGGCAAAAGCAACAGCTGATATTTTGAGAAAGTTGATCGAAGAAAAAGGAATGATTGATGTTGGAACCGGTGTTGAGCGTGAATTAGGTGTTTCAAAGGAAAAACTTAATCAGGCTCTATATATGCTTGAGTTAGAAGGATATCCGATTTATGGCGGAGGCGTTCCACAGGTTACGAATCCAGGTAAGCAGACCAACATTAAAGTTATTTGTCCTCCTGGAACAGAGCATAAAGATATATCTTAATGGAAAGGAGTGAACTAAGTAAGATGAGATTTGCACTCACAACTTTTGATAATCCTTATGATCCATTCGAACAGTTCACTCAATGGTTCATGTTCGATGAGGAAAAAGGTTATCACACAACAGCTTATCTTGGTCGCATTGCAAGAACATCCGATCAGTTATCAGATGAAGAGAATAATTGCGAAGTTGAAAGAGCTATTGATGAGATAATTCGTTTCGATTTCCAGAACATCTATCGAAAGGTTACACGAAAATCAGAAACAAAAGAAAAAGTTTCTTGAAAATGAATTTTATCGGCAAACAAAAGCCGAAAACCGTCACCAGATAAGTAAAATGGGGTATAGGGGGGTGTCTAAAAAACATACCCCCACCCATATCGCGGCGGTCTTTGAAATTTCCCCGGAGGGTGTTTTTGGAGAGCCTTTTACGGTTCCAGTATTTACAAGGGTCTATGATTCATGATATTTGCGGTGATTTCTGTGGGATCATCTCAGAGTTTGTTCTCCTTTCGTTGAGTAGCATTATCGTGATTTGTAGGTCCTTTTAAATACTGGAAAAGTGTTAATAAAGTAATAAGTAATAGATAAACAACTTATCGAAAGGAGGCATCAACTTTGAGGAAAGTAAAGCAATCAGAGTCTTCTAGGATGATGCGTCCAGCATTAACACCAGAAGCAAGAGAAAATCAGCTTGTTTCTCTTGCTGTTGATTTAGCAGAAAAGCAGTTGCGAGAGGGGACAGCATCATCGCAGGTGATTACTCACTATTTAAAGCTTGGTTCCACAAAGGAAAAAATCGAAAAAGAGATTTTAGAGAAGCAAAAAGAACTGATAGAAGCAAAAACTCAAAATCTGAAATCCATTGAAAATTCAGAAAAGCTTTATGCAGATGCATTAAAAGCGTTTCGTGGTTATAGTGGTCATGGGGATGAGGTGGACGATGCGTAAATGCTATTCAGAACTATCACAGCTTTTAACTTTTAAAGAACGATACGAATATCTTCGATTGGATGGAGTAGTTGGAGAAGAAACGTTCGGATTTGATCGATATCTTAATCAGATATTTTACAATTCTAAAGAATGGAAGGATATTCGGAGAAAAATCATCATTCGAGATAACGGATGCGATCTTGGGGTGGACGGTTACGAGATTCATGGAAAGATTCTTATTCATCATATGAATCCAATAAGGCAGCAGGACATACTGTTGCGAACTGATCTGGTCCTTAACCCAGAGTATTTAATCACGACAACTCTGTCAACTCACAATGCTATACATTATGGAGATGAGAAACTACTTTTAACAGTTCCGAATGAACGACAAAAAAATGACACCTGCCCATGGCGGCATTAGGAGGGAATTAACATGGATGAAAATAAAAAGCCACTTACTGGGGTGGTGGTAAATTGTATGAATTTGAATATTCGCAAAGATCCGACGCAGACATCCAGATCATTAGGAATCATCGGCTCGGATACAGTTGTAACAATTTGCGATGATAAGTCTATTTCCGGTTTTTATAAAGTCAAGACCGGAGATGGAATCAGCGGGTATTGCATGAGCGAGTTTATAAAACTCTGCTAGATGGAGGTGCGATCATGAATATTACAGATAGTGTACTGACATCAATCAAGAAATTACTCGGAATCGCAGAGGAGTATGAACATTTCGATGCGGATTTGATCATGCACATCAATTCTGTGTTCTCGATTCTTACACAGCTTGGTGTCGGTCCGTCAAAAGGTTTCATGATCGAAGATAAGAATGCAACATGGAAAGATTTCATTTCTGATGAATATAAATACATGCTTGTCAAATCTTATATGCATTTGAAGGTCAAACTTCTTTTCGATCCGCCGATTAGTTCGGCAGTATTAGAGTGTTATAAAACACAAATCAGCGAGTATGAATGGCGTCTAAATGTTGCTGCGGAAAACGATGACACCGATCCGGATGAGCCTGAGCGTTATTCTGGATCGTACGAAGTTACACCAAAGGCCCATCAGACTCAAACTTTGGATACATCTGGAAAAGTTCTTAGTGAGGACCTTGTTATTCACGAAGTTCCGTATTACCAGACGTCAAACAGTAGCGGTGGTGTTACCAGCTACATCGCAA